CTACTGGTTTTGTAGCTTCTGAGGACTATAGGAGAGGATTAAACAACCGACCATGACAATTTATTTAGGCTCTCGATATGAGCCGTCAGTAGTTGATTTTGTGGCCTTTACCTCAACTACCGCGGCCTTGCCAGTTGTTTTTTATGAGTTTACCGACATAGGACTAATAAACTACAGCATCTACGTATGGAAAGAGGGCGACCGCCTAGACCAGGTTGCTATGGAGTTTTACTCATCTCCAGAACAGTGGTGGCTAATTGCTGAATATAACCCTGAAGTATCTGACCCACAGAACATACCTGCCGGAACTGAACTAAGGATTCCGAATGTATAACCTAGTTTCTGTAGAGCTTCCTAATAATAAAATAGTGCTGAAAAAAATATACAGCGCTACCTATCGTCAGCAGAACTACGAGCACGATTACGCAAAGATTAGGTTTAGGGACTGGAACATCTCTCCAACATCTATTAGGCCAGGCAGCTTAATTAAAGTGACTATTGATAAAAAAGAATTTTACGGATATGTCCACGACGTTAAAAGCATGAAAGATGCCCAGCATGACATAACTGAGGTCGGGTTTATTGGGGCTTCGTATGTGATGCGTCAGGCAAGCCAAAAAGTTTACAGAAACGTAACTGCGGACCAGATTGTTACTGAGATTGCAAAAAAATATAACTTCTCGTATAAGACCTCTCCGCACCCCCGTGTATACCCGCAGGTATCCCAGGCTGGAATGACTGACTGGGAATTTATGGTTAAACTAGCTAAACAGTCTGGCTACTTTTTACGTGCAGAGAACACCGCCCTATACTTCCAGCCGTTGCTACAGGACTTTAATGACTTAATTTATGAAGCAGCAGCTTTTGATAAAGCAGACGCTGGGTTTAAACCGCTAAACCCTATATATAACTTTAGGCCGGTAATCGGAGAGACCCTGGCACATCAGGGCTCCGATAAGAGCGCAACCTCTATTGCCGGAGTAAACCCCGAAACAGGTGCCTACTTTAAATACACTAAACAGACTAGGCAGCCTTCTACCCGCAAAATTTCTCACCCTGAGCTATTTGATAAACATGCCACAGGAGTTGTGGCAAACAGTTACACCACGGCAATAGCTGAGGCTAATAGCGCAGATGATAAGAGCCTTTTTCCATATCACGCAACAGCGGAAGTTTATGGTAAATCCACTTTACGGCCGGGTATGCCGATATACCTGGGGAACGTAGGGCAGGCCTACTCTGGTTACTGGACAATACTAGAGGTTGAACACGACATAATTGAAGAGTCTGTTAACCTACAAAAGTTTACTACCCACATTGCTGTGGGCAGCGACTCTTTAGGTGAGCTGTCTAATACAGATTTTCCTGCAAGGCCAAATCCTAGAGGGGTTAGGCACATTAAACCAAATGTCCGAAACACCCGAGTAAAAGCCGGTACTGCTCTTCGTGTTCCTGGGATAAACATAGCCCCAATAAAAGCAAGCCAGATAGTGGATAGGGCTAACCGAGCTAAGCCCAAGGGCAAACTGCTCTCTACGTCTACGTGGTCGGCTACTGAAAGTAACCTTAATTCTAAACCGGCTGAGCCTAGGCGCTCTCCGGCTGTTATGCAGAAGGTGATGATTAACCGTGTTAGTAACTAGTTACCCAGGGTTTTATCGTGGGGTAGTCGTTGACAACAATGACCCAAAGAACCTCGGCAGGATTCGTATGATGGTTCCGCAGGTATCAGGTGAGAACGTGACTGACTGGGCTTGGCCTGTGCTGGGCGGCATTTCTGGATTTAAACCTATATACGGTGAGTGGCAAGCAGACTACACCCAGACAGCCGCTAGTACTGGGGTTGCCTATCCAGTTACATTTGGGACTAACGATGGTGCCGATGGATTAGAGCTACTGAATAATAGCCAAATTCACTTTAGCCTATCTGGTGTATATAACATTCAGTTCTCGTTTCAGTTTCAAAATACTGACACAGCTGACCAAAACGCCACCGTTTGGCTTAATAAAAATGGCGTAGATGTCCCTGGCTCTGCTGGAATTGTGACTGTTCCCGGTAAGCACGGAAGCATTCCAGGCAGCACAATTGCGGCTTGGAACTACGTGCTTAAATTTGATGCTAATGACTACTTTGAGCTTGAGTGGCACGTAGAGAGCACTACTGTGAGCATGCCTTACTACGCTCCAGGAACTACACCGGCCCACCCCGCTGCCGCCAGCTCCATACTTACAGTTGCTGCCGTAGGTAAGGTAACCCCACCCACTGGAGGCGGGGTCTGGGCGGCTTTTGAAGGCGGAGACCCTAATTTCCCACTATGGATTGGAACATTCTAATGCCTGTAATAACCATGCCATTTAGCTTTAACGAGTTTGGCCAAGTAAATACCACTACTGATTCCAGAAAGATGTGGCGTGACCGTATTTTTCTAGTGCTTTTTACTAGGTTCCACGAAAAGCTCATGACCCCCAGTTTTGGTAGCGACTTAGGCTCTATATTGTTTGAGAGTGCGGGCACAGCCAGTGAGGTGGCCGTTAAAACAATCAATATCGCCTTTAATAAGTGGCTAAAAGAGCTAAACTTAAAAAATGTAACCCCACTATACAACTATGACACCGGCTTCCTAGAAATAACACTTCTCTATACTCTTCCTTCTGGGGAGACCGATACGGTGAACATTAACACCGCCCTATTTAACCGCTCGGGCGACCTAATTTTGGAGATAACTAATGGCTGATGGAGTGAACTTCGTACCTCAGGTAGACTACACCTCGAGGGACTACGCCTCTATACGAGAAGATTTAGTCAATCTAATCCCTTTGTATAACCCAAAGTGGACTAGCCGTGACCCCGCAGACTTTGGTATGACCATGGTGGATTTGTTTTCCTACATGGGTGACCTTCTAAACTTCTATATTGACCGTGCTACTAATGAGGGTTTCCTAGCCACCGCCAGCCAACGAGACAGCATTCTTCAAATCGCTGCTATGTTGGGTTATTCTCCTACCGGCACAACCGCCGCTTCGGCTACAGTAGGTTTGGTTAACACGACTGGAAGCGCTGTTACTATACCTGCGCTAACTCAAATTTCAAACACAGCAGTGGTTAGCGGTACGTCAAGCCAAATTATCTTTGAGACAGATGAAGAAGTAACAGTTCCAGCCAAGGTAGGGACGGTTAATGGAACCGCCTCAGTTACTGTTTCACAGGGATACACTGTATACGATGAGCTACTTGGCGTATCTAACGGGTCTCCTAGCCAAATATTTAAACTATTTAACGCTCCGGTGATTGTTGGAAGCATCGAGATTTCTGTAAATGGAATAGACTACTTCTACTCGGGGTCTCTAGTAGACAGCTCAATTAATAGCCCTGTGTTTAGTACTATTAACGATGCTGAAGGAAATACGTATGTGGTATTTGGAGACGGCATCGGCGGAAGAATTCCACCTAGCGCCGGTTCTATTCTAGCCACCTATCGAGTTGGTGCCGGGTCAGCCGGTAACGTGCCAGCAGGAGCCATTAATACTTTCTTAACTAATATTAATTTTGGTATTACTGCCTCTAATCAGGTAGCTGCTTCTGGTGGAGCTAACGAGGAATCGACTGACTCAATTAGGGTCAATGCTCCCACAGCGCTAAAGTCAATTACCCGAGCGGTGTCTTTGAAAGACTACTCTTATATGGCCTATCAGGTAAATGGAGTAGCCCAAGCAATTGCCGACTCTACTAACTTCAACAGCATCCTTTTGTACATCGGCATATTTGGTGACCCAGGTGTAATAGGGACTACAGAAACCCCTGCGTTTACTATAGTTGCTGACAGGGTGTCGGAGTACTTCATGGACAAGACCGCGCCTAACGTTACCTTAACCGTTCTTCCGCCTACGTATGTTCCTGTGGACATGGAGGTAACTGTGTACGTTCAACCGCAGTACCGACAAGACTCTGTCACCAACCAGGTGCTGGCAGCTATTAGAAGCCTAGTATCTACTGAAAATTCTTATTTTGCTGATAAGGTTCCAGAGCAATTTGTCCTCAACGCCATAGCTGAAGTAAACGGAGTCAACTATGCCACTATTGACGTCCTACGTAAAGTTAGTGCCAAACAAGAGTTTGCTGTAACTCTCTGGGCCAGAAGCTCTAACGTAGTCACCCTAACCGCAACTGGGCACAACTTTACAGTGGGTCAGAGGGTAAGAGTTACAGGCGTAGATGCAACTGTTAATGGTACGCATGTAGTTACTGGAGTTGCTACCAACACCTTTACGTTTACCAACACCGGAAGCAACGTCACCTCAACTGCAGCTACTGGAAGCTCACTAGCCCTTGTATCAGAGACCGTTGTTTGTGCCGTTAATGAAATCCCTGTTGAGGGAACGTTCACCATCACCGCCTCTGGCGGAATTTCATAAGGAGATATAAATGGCCGCTAGTTATCCAAACGCCACTGCTACTTTTACTACTAAAGTAAACAGCACTGACACAGTAGACGCCTCGCACCCAAACCTCTTGCAGGAAGAGGTCGTAGCAATTCAATCCATAATTGGAAATAACCCTCAGAACGGTACGATTTCAACATCATTCACAGCTGCTAGTACTGTGTATGCTACCCTTAATGCCCGCCTTAGCAACATAGAAGCCGGAGTTATTGGCGATGCTCACCCTCAGTACATGAAGCGTGCTGGCGGAGAAACAATTACGTCAGCTACCTCAAGCACCAAGGGCCTTATTGTCAAGGGAG